AGTTTAAAAATTACCAACTTTCTTGGTGCGGCCTTCGGGGTGTATTGCTCTTTTGAGCTTTTCACCCCATCCGGGATACGTTATTCGTAGCGTGTCCCACTTGGGGCTTTTGCCCCACCACTATGGTACAATCTACCTTACAGATTACCCCTTCTTTTATTTTCTTTCGCCTTGTTGGGCTAGGTGGGATATATCCGTATTCCTGCCGAACACTACACTGTAGTGATAACGGAGTTTTACTGCGCCAGTAGAGGTACTGGAACGAAAACACAGAGTTTGCGCAGACCAAACAAAACGTTCGCTAAGTTCAATGTAGCTTCGTGCTTACCGACTTATGGAGTTGAACATCGGGTTGCTGGTCCCAACAAAACCAGCGGAGGAGGCACACTCTGACGTGCAAGTCGAGTTTCTAGACTCACCAAAACTAGAAATATCCACATCGGATGATGTGCGAAGCCAATGTTTGGCTTTACAGGCGTTTATGCTTCCCCGGAATAGTCGTGGTAAGCGATATGTAACTTTAGATCACTTATTGTTTGCAATTCGCGAAACCGTTCTATTCAGGGATAAGAAGAATAGATGTTATGAAGAGTGGGCACAAACAAACCCACAGCTCACTCTTTTGTGTGACAGGTTGTATCTTTTGAGTCGTAAACCTGTTACATGTCACACACCAAACTTAAGGCTTGGTAGGGTGTGTGACAAACACCGCTTGCGTACTTTAGCGGTGGTTACGCGACAGTTGAATTTCGCTAAAAAGCGAGCTGATGAATATCTTGAAAAAGTTGTTCCTCATAAGTTTTCGACTGGCGTTCGTGATGAGGAGTTGATTGCTGAATTTCAACTCATGACGCCTGCTAAGTTAGCAGCGTCAGAAGAGGGTCTGCTCTTTACTGAGGAAGAGCATGGCCCTATGCGGGAGAATGAACATATCCCGCTTCCAGGGGGCTACTATACTACTATGCCTAGAATTCCGTTACATCTTACGGATTATGATGATATAGTGGTAGTACACCCCCGACTCCCTAATAGA